GATGTCCGTCAGTGGTCGCGTGAGGATTACCATCAAGACAGCGCAGAAGATTGTATTGCATACGCAGCATTAAAGGCTGAGTCTTTGGAGGGTGGGGAATGAAACGCAATAAAAAATACAATCCAAAACAAATCATTAAGCAGAAGGTGCATAAGATGCAAATGTTTTGGGAAGTTGGTGAGGCTAAGCGGATTATTGAAATGCATCATTTGTTGAATGGTGTTAATCCTCAAGAATCGACACACACGCCGTTAGAAGTTTGGATGAGAGCGCATAAAGGTGACTTGGCATTGGGGCTTAAAACCCAAACAATACCAGCCGAACAAAGCTTTCATATTGTTAGCAAGATACATGCAGTAAACCCCAGGACTGGTGAAGCGGTTGATGTTGAATTCCAACTTGCAACACCACAGGCTATGCACCTGTGGCAATTTTTAGGCGATGTTGATTCTGATCTATACATTGAAGAATCAGGAATTAAAACGAAATGGCTTGGCTTTAATTCTGAATTAGAGAAATACCTAGAGGAGATCGAAGGAGAGTTCGAGATTGTGACTAATCATTGTTGCTTAACCTGTTTTAGTTCATTCAAAAGTTTTCGACATGAGATAGAATTTAAGTCAATAAAACTAACAAACCTTGAATATGGTTTAGGGGTGGCGGCATGAGTAGATTACAGGTGGGTGGATTGGCTTTGATTATAAATTCCAGATGTGCAAGTAATTTGGGTAAAGTTGTATTGCTTAAGGAATATTGTGGAGATATGGATGCAGTGAAGGATGCTTGGCTTGTGTCTTGCTCTGAGCCATTAGAAAACACAAAAACAAAGCCTTTAAATTATGGTCATATCACATCAACAGGACTTATGCCTTTAGGCGACAAACAAACTCAAGATGAATTATCCAAAGAAAAGGAATTTGCATGATCAACTTTTTACGCAAGCTGTTTTGTATTCACGTATGGGAATATGAAGAAAGTAACCATACTGGGGAAATGTTTAAATATTGCCGCAAGTGCGAGAAGGAGTGTGAATGTGAGTGATGCAGTAAAATATTTTAAAAAACACGGATATAGGCACTGCAAATCAGCATGTATGCAAAACGGTTGGTTGAATACTGGATTTTGGGTGCGATTAAAACGCCTAGTTGAAAGTCATGAGTTGGTTGAAGAATGTGGTGGACTAGATAAGGCAAAAGAAAGAGTCGCGCTTGAGGAAAAATTACTAAACCCTAATGTATTTTATGTTCTTGTTGTGTCAAGCGCAATTGATGACGTTGAATCCTGTCAGTGAAGCAGCCTAAGCCACTCCATCCGACCACACCAACTTAAACCGATCATTAAACCCTGTATAGACGGGGTTTTCTGTTCCCGCAATATCAACAAATCCAAACTGCCCAATAGGGTTGCTGTCCTGACAGATTCGATTATAAATCAAAGGCTCTTTGTCCTTCACAACACTCAAGAAAGTTTGACCAAGCCTATAACTTAAAGTCAGCTCATAATCCGAACCGCCGAGCGTTACGCCAAAAGTTTGGTTCGGGACTTGCTGTAATGGGATTTCTAAAACCATTCTATAAAACTCCTATCCATTTGCCTGCCTTAACAAGACCAGACTGACTCACTTCCTTCGGCTGCACATTGCCACCATCCACGGTTTTTGCATCTTCGGGAGCAGCAACTTCTTCAAATGAATAATTAACCTTCACTTTGCGCACTTCCTCAAGCTGCACATTAACTACGATAAGCTGTACGCCTTCCTGTGCTGATCGTGCATAGTCCACGCCGGTAATGCACATATTGCGATGCACAAATTCAGGACTAATCACGTAAAACTTTAGTGTGCTGTTTTCATAAGCAAGCAATTGGGCTAAGAATGCACCGCGTTCTAGTGAGCTACCCGAACCCTTCGACATCTGTACAACAGCTTGGGCGGGGGATGCGACCTTGTTATAGGATGCAAAAGAACCCTGTTCAATTGGGGCGTTCGCAATAGAGCTTGCCGCCTGATACGAAAGTCCTAGCACGTTGTCAGCAAACAATACAGGAAGTCCGAACTCATTAAACAAGCCCCACACGTTGCCGAAAATTGCTTTAATCAATGCAGCCCCACCCAGACCGATTGCAGCGTCAGCCCCCGAAGAAGCTACCCCTGCAAAGTCTGGGATTTTTGGGAATCCTGAAATCATGTGCTTAGTCCTATAAATAATTTTTATTCTATCATGCACATAAAGAAAAACCCTCATGGAGAGGGTTTTTGTATGTGAATATAATATCTATCGGTGAGAAGTATTTTAGCGTTAGGGAATACTTTTTCAATCATATCTCTAACACTAATGTTGTTTGAGTAAATCGTTCCATGGAATACGTGCTCAGCCTCACTTTCCGGAATCTCAATAGAGATTACTAGATCATCAGTTATCAGCCCATCACTACTTCTGACATCTGAAAGATACATATGGAATATTTTTTTAAATATCTCTAATTGTTTGTTCATAATATTTTCCTGTAATGAGATGACAGTATAGTATTATTATATTATACCGTCAATCTTTCATTAATTCAACCCCACTGGAAATTGATACAAGTTATTGTTGTTTAGACCTTTGATAGCGTCCTCCATTGTTCCTGTTAGGGTGCTTGCGGTTGTATTCACTTCAATTTTATTTACCTTGACATCAACCTTATTGCTGTTGGTGGTGCTTGTAGGTTTGGCAATACTTGCAGGGATTTGATTTTTTGGCATTGAGTTTTGCGCTTGGGTTGCTCCAGCTGAAATGGCATTAGCTGTAGCATAATGCCCACTAAAAATACCTTGCTGCCTTTTGGCAAACTGAGCAGCACTCTCCCCCGATCTTTTACCGTTCTGACGCATTGCCTTTTCAGTTGCAGCATTAACAGAGCCACCTTTTAAGGCAGAGATAACACCGGGCCCAATGTTGTGAAGCATATACAGATTTTCGCCAGTGACTGGTAAGCCATTTTTCTTCAAAATATCAGCATTTTGTTTTGCTAAAAGACCGGTTGCTAAAGTATTTATGCGCTTGTCATGACGCGGATCATTGGCTTTTCTAAAGTTGGATTTATCAATTTTAGTCATTCCAATTGCACGACCCTCTGCCGTTCCTGCTAAACCATTCCATGTGCCTTGTGTAAACTGACCTGTACCAATAGCACCAGTTGGGGACATCTTACCTGTCCACCCTGCTTCCATTTTTACAAATCCGCGCAATACATCTTCTGGAATTCCATATTTTTTAGAGGCTTCTGCAATATATTGATCAACACCACCGCCAAACTTAAATGCCTTTCCTGATCCACCATTATTCATAATACTAGTACTCCCAAGCGTCCCTACTTCCTGACCAGTCGCAACATCTACGGCACCACTTGCACGATTCCAAATGTCTTTACCACCCTGAATAATACTATCACCTAAGTTCTGAAACATTTGCGCGGCTTGCCATGAAGCACCTTTAAAGTCACCATTTACAAGTTTTTGCAGAATCTCTGCATAGCCTTTTAATGTTGGAATTGCATATTTAACAATGTCGCCTGCAAGGTTGATAAAGCCCTCACGCAATGTTTTTAATGAAACACCGTTTTCATCAATAAAACCTTTCAGTTTGAGCCATGACTTACCATCTTCAACAACTTCTGACCATGAATTGTAATCACCGATCAGGTGTAAGAATCCTTTACCTAAGTTCTCAGTCGAGAATTTAGCATTATCAATGTAGCCACTAAACGCACCCCAATTAAATAAACTTTCTCCACCTTCTGCCCATGTTTTGTAATCGTCATACAAGGCAATGAACGCAGCAGACAACAAGCCAACTACTGCAATAAATGGCAAGAATGGAGCCATAAACAGTAATGCAGCGACCAATGCTTTACCGAGCAACGGAACAACTAAAGCCCCCAGGATAATTCCCATCGCTTCAAATACGTTTTTAACCGTTTTTTGATGGCGTTGTAGAAATTCAAAGAAACGCAAGGCAATATTGGACAACTTCACTAACAATGGAATAATTGCATTACCCATCATCAGTTTCATTGAATCCCAATGAGCACCCAATTTAGCCTGATTCTCGGACAGCTTGCGGCTTGCTTCCAGTTCCTGTTTATTTGAGGTGTACATTTGTTTGTGATAATCGACCATTTCTTGCATCGCATCACGACCTTGCAGAAGAGTATTGATTGTCCCCTCATCAAAGCCAAGTTTCTGCCCCATCAAGAAAGCCTGCTCTCTGTCCATTTTAGACATTGAATCAGCTAGATCGAGCATTACATCATTCGTGCCACGAACCTTGCCTTGAGCGTCTACCATGCTCACGCCAAGCGCATTAAACATAGGCAACATGGAAGATTCGCCAGTCATGGCAAAATCATTCATAGAGCTGTTTAAGCTCTTCATGTCGCCTGCCATGCCTTGAGCGGATCCACCCATAGCAGCCGCAGCACCTTGCCACGCCTTAACTTCACCCGATGACATGCCTAAGTTTTTGGAAAGGAAGTTTAGCTCGTCATTCGCCTTACGTGCTTCATCAGCAAGTTTGAGCAAGCCTGTACCCGCAGCAATGACCGCAGCAAATCCCGCCACACCTTTGACCGCTTTGCCTAGGCCAGTGGTAAAATTTGCAATACTCTTATCGGTTTTTACGGCTTGTTTTTCCGTGCCGCCTAATCCTTTTTCTAGCTTCTCGCTTTTCTTGACCGCTTCGTCAGCGTCTTTGTTATACCCCTTAGCATTCAGCAAGAGTTCAACAAATATTTGCTCAACCGTATTACTAGCCATTTGCGCTTAACTCCTGCTGTAATTCCTGTATACGTCTTTCGTTTTCTTTTGCA